CTGACCGAGATCAGGGTGCCGCGCGCGCCGAGCTCGGCCGCCAGCTCCGGCGCGACGGCGACGGGCAGGTCCACCTGCTCGGCCATGCGCATGTAGGCTTCGGGCGCGCGGCTCTGCCAGAACTCGGCGATGACCTTCTTCGCCTCCGCCGCCGGCGCCGCCTCGAGGCGCTGCGACAAGGCGCCGACCAACGTCTTCGCGCGGACCTTGCCGGGATTGGTGTGCCAGCCCGGGTCTATGCCCTCGGGCACCATCGTGACCTCGCCGGTGCGCTTGTTGCGGAATTCCTTCCAGGTGACGACCGGGTCGGGGCTGACGCCGCCAAGCTCCTCGCATTCGAACTGCGTGATCTGCCGGAGCCGGCATTTGCAGCCCCAACCGTTCGGGCAGAAATGAGTATCCCAGAAGACATGGTCGACCGGCAGACGGGTGCCTTCCAGAGCTTTATGGTACGGCCGATGATGTTCGCTTGGCCCGAGCTCGTACAGGAAATATGGCAGGCCCGCCTTGGTGCGCTGCGCGCGCTCCCATTGACCGGCAGCATAGGCCGGCCGGGTGTTGCCCCAGTAGATCGTCTGCAGCCGGCGCGGGCTGCCGAGCTGGACGATCTTCTCCTTGCCGGTGGTAGGATCGACCATGGGCTTCTTGCCCCACCAGCCGAGCGCCTGCAGGCGGGGCGTCAATGCCTCCCGGAACTGCTCGAAGGGCACGCCGTCGCGCATGGCGCGCTCAACCTCGTCGCGCAGGGCGGAAAGCACGTCCATTTCCATCGCCTTGGCGACGGTGAAGGCATGGGCGTGCTCCTCGCCCCATACGTCCTGCCAATGGAACGACGGCTTGAAGCCTTTCGCCTCGAGGTAGGCCATCGCCTCCGGCGGAGGACTATGGCGGGGCGGATTGTCAGCCATCGCTTCCGCCACCCATGACGCGGGCAACGAAGGTGGCGGCGGCAAGCCGGTTCGTCATGTCGGCCGTGTCGCCCTGGAGCGCTTCGAGGGACTTCAGGAACGACGGGAAATCACTGGCCTCGGCCGCCGCCTTGCGGATCGCGCTCATCAGGGGCGAGAGCTGCTCTTCCCAGTCGGCCGCCATCTGCTCGGCGAAGCCCTCGGTGATATCGTCAGCCGCGATCGAGAGCGGCTGCGGCACCTGGTCGAACAGCCGGCGCAACGCCTCGGCGGGATCCTTCGGCGGATCAGGCTTCGCCGGCGCCGGCGCCTTCGCGCCGCCAAGGACTTCTTCCCCCTCGACCGGGTCGCGCCAGCCGAGCTTTTCACGGACGGGGCCGGCCGGGACCGTGCCGCCCATGTCGACGAAGATCTGCGTCGCCTCCATGATGAGCTTGATGTCTTCCGGATCCGGAACGGGGAACGTGACCTGGGGAGCGTCGACATTGCCGCCGTAGTTGAACGCAACGTACGGATCGACGACGTCGCGCTGGACGGTCGCGGCGAGATCGTCGCCATCGGCGCGCAGGATCAGAAGGCGAATGTCATCATGAACGCGCGCCTGCGCCTCGGAGGATCCGTCGTCCGACGTCATGGTCTGGCCGAGAATCAGCTTGGCAAACTGTTCATCGAGATATTCCGCCATCCCCTTGAAGGCATTATCGCCGGTGGCGCCGGCCTTCGTCTCGATGAACTCGAGGAGCATCGATTCCGGAATGATGCAGCCGCCGTCTGCCGCGACGTTCGCGACGGCCTTCAGCAGCGCCCGCTTGTCCTCTTTCGAGGCGTTCGGCCCGTATTTGCCGACACGGAACGGCATGCCGTAGATCTCGAGGAAAGACATCCAGTCCTTCAGCGAGAAGCTCTTCAGCATGAATATCCAGCAGGCGGTGCGCGCGAGACCCTGCCGGATGGGTATGCCGGACATCAGCGTCGGGATGTGCACCACGTATTTCGCCTGCGGGAGCTCCACGCCTTCGTAAACGCCGTCCTGGCGAAGAAGCAGCTCCCGGCCGGTGATGCGGTCGAACTGAAAATGGCGCTGGTCGCGCGGCAGGATCCGCGGCAACGTCCAGGCCGAGCCGTCCATGCGCCACAGGAGCTCGCCCACCGCAAAGCCCTTGGCGATGCCGTCCGACAGATGCATCATCGTGCTGCGGAAAGCCGTTGTGCCGAGCATCCGCCGCACGTTGGATGCGATCTTCTTGTCCTTCACGCTCTCGCCGGCCGCCTCGACGACAGGCGTGAGATTGCGGATGGCAAGTTTCCGCTGGCCGAGCGCCATGCGGTATTGCGGCTCGCGCTCCTCCATTTCCTCTGCAAGGGTGAGATAATCGCGGAAATCGCCGCCGGGTTCGCCACTGTCGCGCAGGATCCTGGCGAGCTTGGCCGGTGTCAGGCCGGACGCCACCTGCTCGTTCCAGATCGAGCGCACGCCGGTCAGCGTCGGCGCGCTCTGCTCCTCGGTCAGGATCTTCTTTTCCGGCGCGCGCAGGGGCCGGCCGTAGCGGTCGATTAACGTCATCACCAAAGTCCTCCGCGGCCGAACGGCGAAGCGTCATCGCTCCGGTCGCGTTCAGAGAAGTCGTCGTCATCAAGATCGCCGATCGGCTGATAGGCGTATTCGTGTTGGGGCTCGTCGGCGGCATGGATGCCAAGGAATGCCGCCCAGGTGCGGTCAGCATGGTCGTCGTCGCGATCGGCGACGAACCGCGGCGCGCCCGTCGCCGAGGAGACCTTGCGGAGCTTGTGAAGGTCGGATCGTAAAGCGAGATTGCCTTCCGGGATCCGGACCTTACGATCTTCGAACGCGTCCTTGCCGGCCGTGGCCATCACCAGCTTGTTGGGGCCGGTGAAAAGAACACCTTCGATCACCGATCCGTACCGGCGCTGGGCATCCTCAACAACCTTTTCGCCCATGCCGGTCTGGTCGATACAGGCGCGAGCAACGCGGTATTTCCGCATGACCTCGTCGAAGGCCATGTCCATTTCCAGGAAGGTGGCGCCTTTCTGGATGATCATCTCGCGGCACCAAAGGACGTCGCCGACCTTTTCCCAGACCCAGATTACATGCAGGTCGCGCCGCCGGCCGATATCGCGGCCGACAAAGCAGGGATTGCCCTCATACCGGGAGGGATCACCGGCAAATTCATCCTCGACGGAATTGATCAGGTCGTAGGACAACCAGGCGCTCGCCTCGTCCAACCACTTGAGTTCGAATTCCTGTGCCCAAAGATCATCGTCGGCCAGACCGGCGCGCAGCTCGTCGATGTCGCGGGGCAAGCCGTCGGCAACGGCTTTGTAGATGTCGACGATGTGACGGGACCACGTCTGGTCGTTGGCCGTCATCAACTCGTAGAATTTGTTGTTTTTGCCCTTTGGGGTCGACGTGACGCGGATATTCCAGCCCTTCGAGATCACCGGGAACAGCGCCCCCCAGATTTCCTTGCTGTCCTTGTGGATCGCGAACTCGTCGAGGAAGACGTTGCGTGAGAAACCGCGGGCCGTATCGGGGTTCGCGGGCAATGCCAGGATGCTGTTGCCATGGGGAAGAATGACCTCCATGGCTTTGTACGTTCCGCTCCCGCCGTGCCAGTCGAATTCCTTTTCCTCGAAGACAAGCCCGTAGGCCTTCGCGTGAGGCTTGATCGCCTCGTTGATCGCCTCGCGCGCCTGGCGTTCGCCGCGTGACAGGATGACCCATGGTGATCGGCGTCCCTGAGCAGCGGCGACATAACCATCGTCGACGATCTCAAGGCCGGTCGTAAAGGTTTTCCCGGTCTGGCGGGAAAACATGCCGATCTTGAAGCGCGGCCGGTCGAGGAACCATTTCCGCTGGTAGGGATAGAGTGGGACTGCCGGCTTCATTCGTCGAAGATCCCGTAAATCTCCTCGCGGATTTTCTTGATGACCGCCAAGCCATCGGGCTTTTCGACGCCAGCGGCATCTGCGGCTGCGTCGACGGCCTTGAGCAGCTTGGCCCTTGCCTCTTCCTCCGCTTTTCGCCGGTATTCTGCCGAATGACGCTGCGCGGTGATGGCTGCGCGGTTGGCGTTCGCGAGCGCAGCGATTTCCTTGGCGGTCAGGTTGCCGCGAGAAAGGACCTCGTCCGCGGCCATCTTGAGCCGCTCCGAAATGGCAACCGTCATGCGGTCGGCGCCGTCCGGTCCCATGCTCTCGCAAAGTGCCTTCGACAGACGGAGACGCTCGTCATATTCACGCCATTGCCGGGCTTTCTTGACGGAATATCGAGAGAACGTACCCTTGGAGATCGGGCCAATCCCATGGTCGGCAAGCCGCGAGTTGAATTCCGCCAGAATCGCGACCTGCGGCCGCTTGCCGTTCCGCAGCTCCTCATTAAGCCACAGAAGATCCGCATCGGCTTCTTCCGGCAGCATCTCCAGGGTGGAGAGCCGCCCGCGGCCCTGCTGTCGTTCGCTCTCCTCCGCCACGGTCAGGCCTCGTCTTCCGGCCAGGCCACGCCATCGAGGGGGGAGCGGCGATCGACATGATCGCGGCCAACAGGGGTGATCCCGGCAATCAGTTTGCCACCGTCCTCGGTGATCACGACGGCGCCCAGTTCCTCGAGCTTGCGAAGCTGTGTGCGGACCCACGAGATCGAGCGCGACAGGAAGCTGGCATCGAGCGCCCGCTGGAGAAGGTCCTCACGCAGATGGCCGTTGAACTCACGCGCGATCGCCTGGAGGATCACCAGCCGACCCTTTTCCACGAGATAATCGCTGTATTTGCTTGCCGTCATCTTAGGCCTTCTCCCTGTTCATCAAGAAATCTTCGACGCGCCGGATCACGCGGACGGAGGTGGCGTTGCTCTCCCGGATCTGGCCCATCTCGCCCTTGATCTGCTCCATGGCGACCTTGATCTCGTTGAAGTCGTCCTTGTTGGGCAGGTGCTTCACGTCGCTTTCCAGCGCCTGGATGCGGCGGTCATGCTCCGTCAGCTTCTTTTCGTGCCCGGTGATCTTGCCTTCGTTCGCTTTAGAACGCGCAGTGAGCCAGGTGTAGATGATGCTGATCACGGCCAGCAGCGAAGCGATCGGCCCAGACCAGCCGCGCACGAGCTCGTCGATCATCGAAATGTCCTTTCGTTAGTGGTGGAGACGGCCGCGACCGCAGCCGCCCGTCTCGTTTCGCAAATGATGAGCGCCGCGCGGTCGGCACCCCAGTTCGTGTGAACCTCGCCGGCGGTAAGATCGCGATCCGGAACCGGGCGCGGCCGGTCGCAAGCCTTCAGCGCAACGTCGGGCAGCACGACGGCCTGCACCACATTGCGGAGGGGGGGCGGCGCTGGATCAGTTTGGGAGCATGCGGACACGATCACGGTCGAGGCCGCAATCATCGCCGCCGGGCAGAGCCGCATTGGCTGTCTCCAGGTTGGCAAGTTGGGTTTCGGCGGCCCGGACACGGGCATTGGCGTCGCTCTCGATCGCCAGCGCTGCCTTCGCCTGGTCTGCGAGACGGCGGTTGGTCTCTGCATTCGACCGTTCGAGTTCCGCGGTCCAGTAAAGGTCGCGCGCTTCCGCTGCCCGGCGCGCAGCCCGCTCCATCATGTCGTCGAACCGGACGAGGTAGAGCCAGAGGAAGAGGAGAGCGAAAACGACAAGCGCCCCGCCGATGAGGACGGGGACCGCTGCCTTCCTGATCATCGCAAGGATCATGGCTCTGCCTCCGGCTGATCCCTTGGAAGGTTCGAGGAGCGGAAATCCATCGATCCGGAGAAGCGATGAATACCGAGCATTGCCGCGATGAGGGCCGCCATGGAGGGCACGGCGATGGAGCCGAACGACACGGCCTCGGCGCGGCCGAGCAGCGCCCCGACCGCACAAAGGACGATCACGACCCACGCCATGACGGAGGAAAGACGAAGCTGGAACTTCGTGGTGGAATAGGACGGCTTCGGCGCCACGGGCTTTTGCGTCATGGTCAGCGCTCGTTCGTCGATACGGGAAGGCCGGCGGCGGTCAGGTGGACGCGGCCGAGGTTCTCCTTCTCGCCGGTCTTGGGCCACCGGATGTCGGAAAGCCGGCCCTTCTCGATGCGGGTGATGCCGACGCTGTTCGACTGATTGCCGCCGAGAACGTGGAAATGGGTCGCATCCTCGCCAACGTATTCGGCGACATGCCCGCCGCCCGGGCGCGTGAAGGTCATGATGGCGCCGAGGGCGGGTTCCTTGAGCTGGCGCCCGAACTTGTTGTAGTTCAGCGCGCCGAGCGGATTGGCCGGCAAGGGCTCGCGCGGCAGGGTCAGGCCGATGACATGGGCCATGAACAGTCCACACCAGGCGATGTCGTCGTCGGTGTAGTAGCCGGCGATCCACCCGCCCAGGCGCTTCGCCCAGGACATGATGACGGGATTGCTGCCCTTGCCGACGACCTCGCGGACACCCATCAGGCGCCGCGCCTCGCGCATCCACACGGGCTCGGCCGGGATGGACGGTGCGGCATCGTAGATCGTGAGGCCGCCCGGACGGGCACTCGGCGATTTGCGCAAGGCGTTCACCGTCGCCTGGTCGGCAACGCCGGTGACCGGAATCTGCTCTGCAGTCTGGAAGCGCTCAATTGCCCGGTAGAGCTCCCGGCCGGCAGCGCCGTCCATCGCGCCGCCATAGGCCCCATGAAGGCGAAGGCGTGCGATCAGCCATTCTTCAAACGTCATGAAAATCCCCAACAAACGGGACTGGAGCAGCCAGCCGATGGGGAGGACCATGCACAAGGGTCCGATTAAGGTCCGGGGTCCGAGATCGGACCGGGGTCAGTCTTCGTCGCTGGAGAAGAGATCGCCGATGGCCTTGGGGCGATCCATCTTGCGGCGCTGGTCTGTCACGGTCGATCGGGCCACGCCGAGCGAGCGCGAGATCTGGTTGATCGACATGCCGTTGTTCGTCATCTCCGCGATGGCGCGGCGCCGACGGCGCATTTGTCCGCCAAGGGCGGGCGGAATGTCAAGGTCGCTGCCGCCCCAGCGTTTTGCGATCTTGTTCGCGGCTTCATCGCCGACAAGCTGGACAAGCCAGTGGTCGGCAGCGACGGGCGGTTTCGGGATATAGATCCGCTGGCACGATTTGTCCCGGCCGATCAGCAACGCTGCCCGAACGCCGGCGAGGTCGGCGATCTGGTTGAGCAGCGGACTGAACCACGCACGGTCGGGAACCTGGTCGTTCAAACCCGGCCCTCCTTTTCAGCCAGTTCCGATAGCTCGAGCGCGACCGATGCGAGCCTGTGCGCGGCCGCGAGCGGGCCGACGAGCCGCGCCAGCTCGGCAGCGGCATCGGAAACGGCATCCTGTGCATCGCTCACGGCGGTCTCTGCCCCGTCGATCAGGGCCGTGAGCGCGGAGATATCGGTCGGCCTGGTCGTCATGCCCGGCCCTTGATCTCGCGGCGGATGCGCTCGCCGAGCGCGTTCATGACGTCGATCCACTGCCTGTCGGTGACGTCGCGATAGGCTTCGTCTTCGTCCAGAAGATCGGTGACAACGCCCCAGAAGTCCCGCGGCGCGGTCGGGACGAGCAGCGCCCATTGTGCTCGGGCGATCTTGTAGCCGTGCTTCAGCATGTAACCCGGGCACGGCTTGCGGTCGGCGAAGTCGACGCCGGCGCGCACGAGCATGGCTTTCATCGCCTCTATGACCGCTTCACCGTCGCCGGCATGATGGATGAAACGCACGTCCGACAGGCCCTTGACCTGGCGGCCGAGGGCGAAGGCTTCGATCGCGCTGTCGCGCCGGTCCTGGATGACGCCGAGATTGTAGAGGGCGATCCACAAGGCGCGCATCTTCGGCACGTACTTTCCGTCGAAGGGCAGCTTTTTCGTGCGGCCGTCGACCCGTGCGGGCTTCCGGGAGGCATAGCCTTCGTTCTCAAAGACGGAGAGCACGCGGCGCTGCTCGGCCTCCGTCATGTCTTTGGTCGACGATTTCCCGACGATGTTCTGGAGCTTGGCGCGACGGGTCTCCTCGTCGAGGCCGGCGCGCTTCGCGGCGGCATGGATACGGCCGACAAGGGTCATGGCTGGTCATCCTGCGGTTCGGAGGTGGAGGGGAAGTAGACGGGCATGAAAATCCGGGCATAGACGAACTGGACGGTGTATCCGTCGCCCTCGAACATCGCCTTTTCGGCGGGCTTGGTGAGATCGAATATGGTGGCGATCGCCGCGTCGGCGGTCTCCCGGTAGGTGTGACCGAGGATCGAACCTTTCGGCGTCACGACTGCGTATCCCTGGGTGAATGAAGGCAAGGGCAGCGAAGGCTTCATATCAACCTACCCCCCCCCCGCACGCGACGATGAGGACCGGCAGCAAGCGCCTTCAGCAGGCGCTGCTCGAATGCCTTGACTGCATGGATGGCCTGAAGGTCGCTCTCCGCCTCAGGCACCCCCGGGACGAGCAGCGTCCTGCCGTCATAGGCATGCCGGGCTTCCGCCAGAAGGACGCGCTTCAGGCGCTTCCCGTGGCCGGAGACGATCTCCATCGCACCCTTCGGAACGCGACGGGCGACAAAGACTTCGCCGGATCGAAGACACACGACGCTAGCCATGCTCGCGCCCTCCTGCAGGGGCGCTGAATACCAGCGTGCCGACGACCTCTTCGTGGAGCCCTCGGCCGAAGGCGATCCGCTCGGCCGCGGCCGGTGAGGACGCAACGATAGTGCCGCCATAGAGCCGGCCGTTCACGCGCAGATCGGTGATGAAGACGAGCCCGCGGGCAGCAAGGCGGTTGACGAGCTCGAAGGAGGCGCCATGGAGGTCGTCGAACAAGATCCCGTCGGCAAAGGGCGCGGACGCGTGGAGGCGAGTAGTCATTGCGCTTCGCCCTCCCATGATGAGTTGGCGACTACCGGGCCGACCGCAATGATTTCGTAGTTTCGAGTGCGAAGGAACGGCACGAAGTCGGCGCCCTCGTACTTCGCATCGGTGCTAGACCGGGCTTCGATGATCTGGAACTGCTCACCGGGCTTGAGTTGCCGACTGGCGACCTGAATAGCCGCCTCGCGCGTTTTCTCTTCGGCGGCGAGATCGTAGGCCTCGGCGTCCAGTTCGCCAGTCGGCAA